CTGGACAAAATCTTGTTCTTAGCTAGTGATGACCTACCGGAGGGTGACGAATGAAACAACCAGAGAACGGCCACACGAAGCACTTTGGCAACGAGGGACCCATAGGCAATGACGCTGAAATAATTGTGTACTATGAGGAACGTGGTCCAGCAGAGCCAGTCCTACGTATACCCTTTTGGTACTGTAAGGACGAACTAGGGATGTACGAGAATTTTGAGGCGTCAGTACGTAGGACAGCCAAGGCACTCGCAGAGTCCTACACGTACTGGCCCGATGGGTACGTCCATGTGCAGACAATCATTAATCAGGAGTACGTAAACATACTATGATGACGGAACAGCAGTTAGAGCAGTGGATACGGGACAACCCGTGGAAAGCCAATGTGATCTGTCCTGCTGGGGGTATAGGGTTTATGATGTTCATTATGTACACTTGTGTGCAGATCATAGATTCTTTTTTGACAGGTAAATTCATTTAGTGTATACTATTAGTATGATATGCAATAATGCAATCATGAAACGATGACGGAGATTATTCCATGACAGCAGCAACAATCGAAGGCGTAGTTAATTTCAGTAACCTAACCCAGCATGACGTATTCAATGGGCAGGACACCGGTCAGTACTCTTTGACCATTACGATGACTGAAGATGACGCCTCGGCGTTGTCCGCAATGGGGGTCAAGATCAAAGACTACCAAGGCGCTAAACAACGTAAGTTTAAATCTAAGTACGACGTAAAAAGCTTTGACGAAGACGGTAACCCTTATGGTGGTGAGATCCCTTACAATTCTAAGGTACGTCTCAAGTACAAGCTTGGGCCAGCACATCCAGTACACGGTGTGTCAACCTATCTCGAAGCAGTGAAAGTCCTTGAGGAAGCTGAGATGGCTGTGGGCGATGCCGCAGACTTCTAAGTTTGTACGTCACGAGAGTTGTCCGGAGTGTGGTTCTTCGGACGCTCTCGCTATCTACGACAACGGAGGCCAGCACTGTTTTGCTTCCGGTTGTGACTACCATGTATTTGGAGACGGTGAAACACCAATGACGACTCAAGAACTACCAAAGGCTAAACCCCTGAACATGGGTGGTGTAGTGGCGGCAATACCCCAGCGTAGACTATCGCAGGAAACCTGTAGCCGCTTTGGTGTTACCGTTGAGTACTCCAGCACAGGGGAGATTCAAAAGCATTACTACCCTTACTACAACGGCGAGTCAGGGGAAGTGTGTGCAGCTAAGGTGCGTGACGTAAAAACCAAAGGATTCCACGCAACCGGAGACATGTCCGGTGCTGGTTTCTTTGGACAGCAGCAGTGTAGCGGTAATAAGTACATCACAATCACCGAAGGAGAACTCGACGCACTTAGTGTGTACGAGATGTTTAACAAACAGTACGACGTGGTTTCCCTACGGTCAGGTGCTAGTAATGCCGCCAAGGAAATTAAAGAACAGCTAGAGTGGCTTGAGTCATACGAAAACATAGTTATTTGTTTCGACAATGACAAAGCAGGAGATGCGGCTTTGGAGCAAGTTAAGGACCTCTTTAGTCCTAACAAGCTAAGAATCTGTAAACTTCCTGTGAAGGACGCCAGTGACATGCTCATGGCTAACAGGGTTAAGGACTTTACGCAAGCATGGTGGAATGCGAAAGTTTACCGACCTGATGGCATTGTAGCAGGTACTGAAACATGGGACACTCTGGTAGAGAAAAGACAGGTGAAGTCCATCCCGTACCCTTGGGAGGGCCTCAATCATATAACTAGGGGACATAGACCTTATGAGTTGGTCACGATCACAAGCGGCAGTGGTATGGGAAAGTCCCAATTTATCAGAGAAATTGAGTACGATCTATTACGCCGATGCGAAGGCAATATTGGAGTCTTGGCGCTTGAGGAAGATCTGGCCCGAACAAGCCTTGGTATCATGTCGGTGGCGGCAAACAGGCCCCTACACTTGGAAGAGGACACGCCTGTGGACCAACTTCGACCTTTTTGGGAGGCCACACTGGGCACAGGACGTTACTACTTATTCGACCATTGGGGGTCTACTTCAGCAGACAACTTGCTCGCCCGTGTTCGCTACATGGCAAAAGCGCTTGACTGCAGGTACGTCGTACTGGACCACTTGTCCATCGTCGTGTCTTCCCAAGAGTCCGGAGACGAGCGTAAGGCCATTGACGAGATCATGACCAAGTTACGTACGCTTGTGGCAGAGACAGGCATTGGTCTGTTCCTCGTGTCACACCTTCGTCGATCCCAAGGTAAGGCACACGAGGACGGTGCTCAGATATCCTTGGGTGAACTACGGGGTTCCCAAGCGATTGCACAACTGTCCGACATTGTGATTGGTATGGAGCGTGACCAGCAGAACGCTAACGAAGACATCAGGAACACGACTACTGTTCGAGTCCTGAAGAATCGTTACACCGGTGAAACTGGACCGGCGTGTTACTTACAGTACGACAGAAGTACCGGAAGAATGACAGAAGTAGCTAACCCTGAAGTAGGAGCAGACTTTTGATCTACCTTGATCTTGAGGCCAACGGTTTAACTCCTGACACCATTTGGTGCGTTGTAACACGGGAGAACGGTGTTTCACAGGTACATACCAACCGTAGTACCCTCTGTGAGGCTCTGGCTGGCTCTGTGAGCGTTTGTGGGCACAACCTGATAGGTTATGACCTCCCAGTGCTAAAGCGTCTCTGGGGGCTTTCTGTGGCTCCTGAGAGGGTAATGGACACACTGGTGTTGTCACGTTTGTTTGACCCAAGCAGACAGGGTGGACACTCGTTGAGAGCTTGGGGTGAAACCTTGGGCTTCCCAAAGGGTGACCATGACGACTGGTCGTGTTTGTCTCCCGCTATGATTGACTACTGCATACAGGACGTAGCAGTTACAGAAGCAGTACATCAGCAGCTTGTCAAGGACATGCAAGATTTTGACCCTAAGTGTATCGAATTGGAACACAAGGTTCAGTTTGCAGTCCAACAACAAGAGCGCAATGGTTGGGTCTTAGATCAGCAATTGGCTAATGAGTTATGTGCAACATTCAAGGAAGGCATGAATGCAATTGAAGCCGAACTACAAGAGATGTTCCCGCCCATTGTCGAAGAAAGGATTTCTGAGAAGACAGGGAAACGACTTAAGGACAAAGTTACAGTTTTCAATGTTGGGTCCAGACAACAAGTTGCAGAACGACTTGCAACTAAGGGTGCGAAGTGGAACGAGAAGACGCCAAGCGGAAAGCCTGTTGTCGATGAAAAGACGCTTAAGGAGAACAACCACGTCCCTGAGGCAGGAAAAGTTTTGGAGTACCTTACTCTTCAAAAGCGATATGCGCAAGTACATTCGTGGTTAGAAGCTGTTCAGGAGGACGGCAGAGTACATGGTCGTGTCATCAGTAACGGAGCAGTCACTGGACGCATGACCCACCAGAGTCCCAATATGGCCCAAGTCCCAGCAAGCCACAGTCCTTACGGACACGAGTGTCGCTCCTGCTGGACTGTACCTGAAGGGAAGAAGCTAGTAGGTTTCGACGCTAGTGGCCTTGAGCTACGAATGTTGGCACATTACATGGACGACAAGGAGTTTACCAATGTCCTTCTCACAGAAGACATTCATACAAGAAACCAAATGGCTGCTGGCCTTGAAACAAGACCTCAAGCAAAGACTTTCATCTACGCTTTCCTCTACGGAGCAGGAGATGCAAAAATTGGAAGTATCGTTGGAGGAAGCGCAAGAGACGGCGCAGATCTTAAGCAACGATTTCTACGAAATACACCTGCTCTTGAAAGTCTACGAGAACGGGTTACTAGAGCATCTCAGCGAGGCTATCTCAGGGGACTTGATGGTCGAAGATTACGAGTTAGATCTGAACATGCTGCATTGAATACTCTGCTCCAAGCAGCAGGTGCAATCGTAATGAAAAAAGCACTGGTGATCTTGGACGACTACGCACAGCAGTGGAAGCTTAACTACAAATTCATAGGTAACATTCATGACGAAGTACAATCGGAGGTGGCTGCAGACCAAGCAGAGAAGTATGGCTGGCTCGCAGTGGAATGCCTCAAGGCGGCAGGCGTGGAGTATAACCTTAGATGCCCCCTTGACGGAGAATACAAAGTCGGCACAACATGGGCGGAGACGCACTGATGACAGACACGACTAAACAGTGTTCAAGCTGCGGACAAATAAAAACTTCTACTGAGTTTTATCACACAGGAGTAACTAATGATGGATTAAGTCCTATCTGCAAAGGATGTCAATTAAAGATAGCTCGTCGAGACAATAAAAACAGAATGTACGTTAACGGGAAATACATACCTAAAGTACATCCTTTACATAAACCCGGACGCTATAAGACCTTCGAGGACGCTGCTTTTAGCAGTCTTGAGAAGTACGAAAGCAGTACAGAAGGTCAAGTGTACGTAATAGTAAACCCTAACTTCCCTGAATGGGTTAAGGTTGGAATGGCCGTCGATGCGGCGGACAGACTCAATGGTTACCAAACCTCTTCCCCTTTTAGGGATTATATGTTAAACTATAAGTGGAACGTCAAGGACCGTAGGGCAGCAGAATCAAAAGCCCATAGCGAACTACAAAAGTTGTACGAAAGGCGTAGTGAGTGGTTTAAATGCACACCAGAGCAAGCCCAAGAGGTTGTCTCAGGCATAGTAGGAAGTTACCAATGAAGAATGTATATACATTAGTAGACGACATCTACAAACTTGTTAAGACCAAGAGAGTAGACAAAGACGTTGACATCGAAGAGTGCATAGACCAATTCGGTGAAAACGTAAAGGACCTTATGCGTAAGGAGTTTGGACAGAGACGTGCTTGGGACGGTCGTAAGCTACGTATGTCCAACATAGGCAAGGGAGACCGCTTCTTATGGAACCATTACAACAATGTTCAGAAGTCAGAGGAGATGCAAGGACATACTCTTGTTAAGTTCCTTTACGGCCATCTGATTGAAGAACTATTACTATTCCTAACGAGGGCATCAGGACATGAGGTTACCGCCGAACAGAAGCAGTGTGAAATTAAGGGTATTACGGGTTCTATGGACTGCAAAATTGACGGTGTTGTCACAGACGTTAAGAGTGTTTCGTCGTACGGGTTTAAGAAATTCAAAGACGGTACTCTGGCTTACGATGATCCATTTGGATACGTCGCTCAAATTAAAGGATATGCAGAGGCAGAGGGTCAGACAACTTTTGGCTGGCTTGCGATGGACAAACAAAATGGACACCTAACGTACCTCATGTACGATCAGGAGGACACTCAAGCCCCTGTGTACGAGAAGATAGGGTTTGACATCACAGACCGCATTGAGCATGTACAGTTAATGGTAGAGGAACAGGAGCCGCCAAAGCAGTGCTACGAGCCAAAGCCAGACGGCAAGAGCGGTAATATGAAGTTGGACATCGGTTGCTCGTACTGTGCGTACAAGAAAGCTTGTTGGCCCGGTCTACGTGCCTTCTCTTATTCAACAGGTCCAAGGTTTTTAACGGAGGTGGTCAATGAGCCGAAGGTCCAAGAAATCAGCATTTAGAAGCACGTTCGAAGAAGATGTCAGCAAGATACTGAAGGATTTTGATTATGAACCATTCACGGTCCCTTACGTTATTAGTCGGTCTTACCGTCCTGATTTCGTACATAATGCTTCCGGTACTCTTGTTGAATGCAAAGGATATTTTCGGGACGGAGACACGAAGAAGTACACCAGTGTTAGAGACAGTCTCCCCGAAGGACAAGAGCTAGTGTTTGTTCTGATGTCGCCCAACAAAAAGATACGAAAAGGTGCCAAAATGACAATGGCACAATGGTGTGACAAAGAAGGAATACTATGGTATAATATAGAGACATTACAGGAGTTGATTAACTATGTCACTAACACTAGAGGAAGTTAAGGAACGCCTCTTGAAAACCTTTGACCCAGACGACCTGCTGGAGGCCCTACAGATAACCTCAGAAGAAATGCTGGACAGGTTTGAGGACAAGCTAATCAACAGACTAGATGTGTTTGAACAAGAGCTAGAGGAAGAAGAGAATGAGTATTGATGAAGCGACTCCTGAAGAGTGGGACACAGTTACTGCACTAAACAACTTGTCCATCAGGAAACCAAAGAAGGTAGACCCTGTGGAGCAACCTGACCACTACAACAAAGGAGCAATTGAAGCCATCGAAGCAATCAAAGCGTCCATGCCTAAAAACGAGTTCAACGGTTATCTCAAGGGAAATGCACTGAAGTACCTCTGGCGCTACGACTACAAAGGTAAACCAGTAGAAGACTTACGGAAGTGTCGCTGGTACATCGAACGCTTAATCAAAGAAGTAAATGGATAGTCCCTGCGTTAAGCAGTGCAAGTTAGTTAACGATATCTGTACAGGTTGTAAACGTACCAAGGAAGAGATAACTAACTGGACTAGATATACAGATGAACAAAGGAGTAAGATAATTGGACGCATATCAACAATACATTCACAAGTCCCGCTACGCTCGTTACCTACCAGAGGAGCAACGTCGTGAGACTTGGGAAGAAACAATTGACCGTTACTTAAGCTTCTGGATTGAGAAGGGTAAGCTAACACTAGAGCAGGCTAACGGTATCTTTGCAGACATTCATGACATGGGTGTTATGCCTAGCATGAGAGCGTTGATGACTGCTGGAGAAGCACTGGACCGTGACAATGTAGCTGGATTTAACTGCTCCTACATGCCTATTGACCACCCTAAAGCATTTGACGAAATGATGTACGTCCTTATGTGTGGCACTGGAGTGGGCTTTAGTGTAGAGCGTCAGTACGTAACAAAATTACCAGAAGTAGCAGAGGAATTCCATGATACCGATACCGTTATACATGTCGCCGATAGTAAAATTGGATGGGCTAAAGCTTACCGGGAACTTGTTAGCTTGTTGTATTCAGGCCAACTTCCAAAATGGGACGTGTCTGGAGTACGATCTGCAGGGGCAACCCTTAAAACCTTCGGAGGTAGAGCATCTGGTCCAGAGCCTCTTGTCGATCTGTTCAACTTCACAGTCAGCGTCTTTCGGGAGGCTGCTGGACGTAAACTTAGTTCCATCGAATGTCATGATCTCTGCTGTAAGATTGCACAGATCGTCGTCGTCGGCGGTGTACGCAGGTCCGCTCTCATCAGTCTGTCTAACCTCACTGACGATAGACTCCGACGATGCAAGTCAGGCCAGTGGTGGCAAGATAATCCTCAACGGGGACTAGCGAACAACTCAGCATGTTATACAGAGAAGCCAGACTTTGAGGCGTTTTTAAATGAGTGGAAAAGTTTATACGAGTCCCGCTCCGGAGAACGAGGCATGTTCTCTAGAGTCGCAAGTCAAAAGCAAGCTGCAAAGAATGAGCGACGAGATGCTACCTATGATTTTGGAACTAATCCATGCTCAGAGATCATCCTTAGGCCCTACCAGTTCTGCAATCTATCGGAAGTTGTTGTCAGGGCAGGAGATACGTTGTCAGACCTCAAACGAAAAGTTCGTGTTGCAGCTATCCTTGGGTCTCTTCAGGCTACGCTAACCGACTTCCGTTACCTTCGTAAGGTATGGCAGAAGAATACAGAAGAAGAAGCACTACTAGGTGTATCACTAACAGGCATCATGGATCACGCTGTGTTGTCAGGGAGGGAAGACCGTGAAAAACTTAAGGAGTGGCTCATTGCTCTCAAAGAGGAAGCGATTAGTACTAATGCGGAATGGTCTAACAAGCTTGGCATTAATCTGTCTACTGCCATTACTGCTGTTAAACCTTCCGGTACTGTTAGTCAGTTGGTTGATTCTGCATCTGGCATCCACCCTAGATATGCAGATCAGTACATTAGACGAGTTAGAGCAGATGCAAGAGACCCGCTCTGTCAAGTCCTAGAAGCCGCTGGAGTGCCTGTAGAGGACGACGTAATGTCACCCACTACCAAGGTATTCTCCTTCCCCATAAAGTCGCCTGAGGGGGCTGTGGTGGCCTCTGAGATGGGTGCTATGGAGCAACTTGAGCTTTGGGAGATCTATCAGGACTTCTGGTGTGAACATAAGCCGTCAATGACGTGTTACTACCGTGACGACGAGTTCCTTGAGGTGGGTCAGTGGTTGTACAACAAGTTCGACAAGATCAGTGGTGTGTCGTTCTTACCGTACTCTGAACATACGTACCAACAGGCTCCTTATGAACCTATTGATCTAGAGACGTATGAGAAGTTGAAGGAGGAGTTTCCTGAGACCATCGACTGGAACATCTCTGAGAACTCTGACATGACTGAAGGGTCGCAA